TAGCGTGCGCGCTTGGCGAGCTCGCGGAACTCCTGCACCGCGTTGACGTCCTGGGCATGCGCGGCCTTCGCCTTGTCGAGATCGGCACGCTCGGCGTCGAGCTTCGCGCGCATGCGCTGCTCAGCCTTGCGGACTTGCGCGAGGCCAGCGGGCTCCTCGTCCTCGTCCTCGTCGTCAGCTTCAGACTCGTCCTCCTCGTCGGATTCCTCGTCGTCAGCGTCGGCGTCCTCCTCGCCCTCGTTCTCGGTCTCGTCGGCGGTCTCGTCGGCGTCCGCGTCTGCATCGCCAGCGTCCGCGTCTGCTTCCGAGTCATCGCCCTCGTCGCCGAGCCCCTGGAGGCCGGCAACGAGGTCATCATCGGAAACGTCGACGTCGCTCTCGGTGTTCTGTGCAGACGCAGGGGGCATCGGGATCAGCCATACACGAGCTGATCCGAAAGCACCGAATTAGCGCGATCAGCTGGCGCGGAGGTCCATCGCCTGCGTCGCAAGCGCGGCAGACGGCTGGCCCGAGCTCGGCGCCGGCGCGGCCTCCGGCATCGCCCCCGAAGGATCGACCGCGCCAGCCGTCGCGCCCGGCGCAACGTTCGAGTTTGCCGCCGCGCGCTGCTCAAGCATCGCGGCCGCCTGGACCACGAACCGGCGGACGCCCTCGAGCACGTCCTCGGGTGCGGCACCACGGTTCCACAGCAGGTACTGCTGCTGACCGCGCCACACGCACATCTCGAGGTTCATGAACGGCTCGGGCATCACGACCTCGCCGTCCGCGATCGCCTCGAGGCACTCGTCGACATCGTCCATCGCCGCCGTGTAGAGCGACATCGATCGATCGAGGTCGGGGTGCTGGATCAGCCGACGGAAGTCGTCGGTCGAAATCACGCCCGCCTGCGCCCATTCGATCAGGGTCTGCTCGCGGCCACCCGGCAGGCGATTGAGGTTGGAGGCCGCGACGATCGTCGACTTCAGGAAGGCGGTCTCGACCTTGGCCCACGGGATCTTGCGCACCCCGAACCGGGACTCGCGCGTGATCGTCGGCGGCTTCTTCCCCTTCTTCGCGAGCGCCTGGCAGGCGCGCAGCAGCAGCAAAACGACGTCGAGCTTCAGCCGCTCGAACGCCTCTTCCTGGCGCGCGAAGCGTTGCGTCGTCTGGTCACGGTACTCGCGCAGCGCGCGGCCGCTGTCGAGCCCCGCAGGCTTCACCGACTGCGCGGCCATGCGCGAGACGCCCGACTCCTCGAACGACTTCGCGATCGTGCGCTCGTGGCGCTGGTAGGTCTCGGGGTGCACCGCCGGCGGCGTGTACGCGGTCGGACGAGTGCCACGAACGGGCACGATGGTGCCGACCTTGTTGATCGTGACCTGCCCGAGCTTCGCATCCGCCATGTCGACGAAGTGCGTGACGAACGCCGACTGATCGAGCACGCGCTCGATGTGGAGGTTGCTCTTGTTCACCGTGCGCTGATGCCCGGCGATGCGCTCGGCGAGCCCGATGCCGTAGTAGCCATCCTCGCGCGGGGTCCAATCGACCTTCGCGACCGGGAACGGCAGTTCGTTATCGATGACCTCGTACTTCTTGTCGGAGAGGTCGCAGCCGTCGATCGACGTCACGACGCGCCCCGGCTGGTAGCCCTTCGTCCCTTTCTTTCCGACCGGTCGCCGCCAGCTCGTGACCGTCACCACCTCGTTGCTCTCGAGCGGCCGGTAGTCCGCCCAGCGCGATCCGTACTGCGACAAGCGCATCGAGCTCGCCGTTCGGATCTCCTTCGCGTAGTCGGGGTACTCGGCGATCAGCTCATCTCGATCACGGAAACGGCGCCAGTGCAGCGCCTTCGGGTGCTCGCCGCCGCGGCACTCGCGCTCGTCGACGACGATGTCATCGGCCGGGACGACCTGAACGAAGATCTCGTCGTTCGGGTCGAGGTCAGCGACGATGAAGCCGGACCCCTTCACGGTCGCGCCGGGCGAGAACGCCTGCTCGCACTTCGCATCGACGTCGTGCTGCGGACAGAGCTCCTCGGCGTAGTACTCGAGGTTTTTCGCCATGCGCTGCAGCAGCCAGCCCGCGCCAGAGGTGAGGAAGCGCGCGCGGACCTCGTTCGTCGAGATCGCGGCCGCTACCGTGTCCACGTTGCCCGCGATGATGTTCTCGCTGACGTGATTGCCGTTCGGCTGGTTCGGGTCGCGGCCGAGCTCGGCCCACGGGCTGTTCGGATCGTAGAGGACCGCGAGCTTCACGAACCGATCGAACGTGTCGAACTGCTGCTGCTCGACCTCCGCCACGTGCTCGATCAGGACGCTGTGCACCTTGCCCTTGTCCTGCTTCCACCACGGGTGACGAACGCCGCCGCTGTCGATCTCGGTGCTCTCGGTGCTCATCGCTTACGCTCCTTGCGCGGCGGCCGCGGGAACCCGGGCACGTGCCCGCCGTAGGTGTCGGTGTCCTCGAGCGGATCGACGTCGAGATCCGGTTCCTCGCTGGGACCGTCCGCCGGCTCGGGCTCGATCGGCGCGAGCGTCAGCTTCACGTCGCCGAGCTCGACCTCAAGCACACCCGCCTCGCGCAGGTTGGGCGCGTGCTTCACGATCGCTTCGCAGAGGGACTCGAAGTCGTCACGCTTCATCGACGAAGCCAGCGTAGTCGCCCTCGCTCAAAACCAAGGAATATCCGTCATCGTCCGACGAGGCATACCCCGCGAGGTCGTCGAGCTCGTCGTCTGGATCCGCGTGCCGCTCGCCCACCGGCGACCGCGACGAGCTCGCCGTCGTGTCCTCGCCACTGCCGGGCGCGAACATCGCGGTGACGTCCTGCGTGATGTAGACCCACGAATCGCTCGAGTGGTTCGCGACCGCCTTGTCCTCGCGCGGGATGCCGTACTCGTCGGGCTTCCACTGGATGTTGGTCATCTGCTCTTCGAGATCGGTGCCCTCGATGACCACCATGCGTCCGTCAATCAGGTGTCCGTTCACCACCTCGAACGCGCCGTACTTGTAGTCGCGCGACTTCTCGGCGCCCTTGATCTTGATGCCGTAGTTCTTCTGCAGCTCGAGGATGATCTGCTCGCCGAGGCCCGCGAGGTCCGCGACGATCGCGATGGGCCAGTCGGTGACGCCGAAGAGTCCGCCGAGCCGGTCGGGCAAGCCGTTGCCGGCTAGGACCTGCTTCACCGCGGCTTCGCCGATCAGCAGCTCGGCGATCGCGCGCGGATACATCTCGCGCCGCTCGAACCCGTAGACGTGGAAGAAGCGGCGCTGCGCGTCGCTCGGTGAGAACGCGATGATGTTGAGCGCGAACGGATCGCGCGCCCCGAGGTCGATGCCATACCCGAACACGACGTCCGCGCGCACCTCGGCCGGCAACGCGGCGATCGCGGCCTTGAGCATCGCGACGCCCTCGAGCTTGCGGTCGCCGAACGGCTTCCAGCGATTCCACAACGTCCCGTCGACCTCCGCGCGGTACTTGAAGATGTTCTCGGTGTTGTCCTCTGCCCATTCGCCGAGGTACTCGCGCCGCCAGATCGGGTTCTCGTCGGACCAGCCGTTCTTCTTCTTGTTGAAGAGCGCGCGCCGCCAGAGGTTACAGAGCCGGGGATACAGCCGCTCCGCGTTCTTCAGCGCGACGACGTCGTCTCGAAGGTTCCACGCGTGCGAAGACCAGCCGATCCAGTCCTTGAACTCCTTCTTCGCCCGGTCGGCATAGGGACGGTTGAGCGTGCCCTTGCGCTTCGTCGCCTCGTAGAACGTGCCGGCCTTGACCTTGCCCGGCGAGCCGATCAGGCAGAGCGTGCCGTTGTAGTCGCCGAGGCGCGGGCCGATGATCTCGTCGAGCAGGTACGTGAGCAGCTTGTCGGGGAACGACGCCGTCTCGTCGATCGTCACCTCGTGGAACGGCTGGCCGCGGAGCTTCTCGACCTCGCTCTTCTTGTCGGCGCCGACGAGGCGAATCGTCGCGCCGGTGCGCGCGACCGTGCACGTGAGCTTCGTCTCGTTGAAGAAGACGTCCTCGCCCTGGCGGAAGCCGAGCTGCTCGAACATCAACTTCAGCGGAGCCCACGCGAGCTGCTCGGCCTGCGTCCTCGTCAGCGCGATGTAGACGAGCCGCGCGTTCGGGATCGACGTCGCCTTGATGATCTTGCGCGCGAGGTCAGCCGTCGTCTTGCCACCGCCGCGGCCGACGACCGCGGAGATGAATAGCGACGTGTCCTCGACGTAGTCGCGCTGACGCGGGTGACAGCTCGCGAGGAGCCGCGCCTTGATCGCGTCCGCCCACTCGAAGTCGGGCGACCGCTGGGCAACAGCCCTCCGGTCCGCCTTCTTCTTCGAGTGGGACTTCGCCGGTGCGTTACTGCGCCGGCGTGATGCCACCGGGCGGCGCGCCTGAGGGCGGGGCCGCGCTATCGGTCGGCGTGTTGCTGGTCATCTGGCCGGTGAGCTTCGCCATCACGGCCTCTTCGCGCTCGGACCAACGCTCCGCGGGCGCGGGCTCGTAGACGTATGGCGGCTGCCCAACCTCACCGCCCGGCATGGGGCCGCTGTGGAAACGCCGAACGTATGCGAGGTAGCGCCACACGCCGCGCGTGCAGCACGGCCCCGCCTCGTAGCGATGCCTGCCGATGCTGATGATGCTGCCGCGCGCGAGCACATAGGCAGGCGTCTCGCCGTCGAACGGCACAACGCTGCGCGAGCCGCACACGTCGCAGACGAAGACCTGCGTTGGCTTCTCTACGCTCAAAGCGGCTCCCACGTGCTCACGTGGGTCTCGTGCACCATGCGCACTACGGGCTCCTTGCCGGGCGGCGTCCACGTGATCCGATGGTGCCGCAGCCACGGCATGAACTCGATCGTGTAGTGCTTCTGCTCGGTGACGGTCAGTCCGCCGACGTAGCTCACGCCCGGGACCTCGATCTGTTTGCTGTGGAACAGGATCCGCTTCACGCGGATCGGCTCGGGCTTGTTGTTGGTGCTCGGGGCTGGCTTCTTCTCGTCGTTGCTCATGCTGCGTTGCTCCTGTCCTACGTCGCAAAGCGCGCGACGAGCGGGTTCATCTTGGCGTTGGGGACCTTGCTCGCGAGACGCGTGAACCATGGCGTCTTGCAGGCAACGAGGAAGCGCGACCGCGGGTCCAGGCCGATCGCATCGAACAGGCCGCGAGCAACACCGTACCTACGGTGCCCGCCCTTGACGAACACGTAGTACAGCATCGCTGGCCACTCCTTCCACTCGCCGCGTTCCAGCTTCTCGAACTGCGGCGTGGTGTCGGCGACGATGAAGCCGCTCAGGGAGCTGGGGTTCTTCTTGTCGACGGCGAGCAGCGTCCGAACGTTTGGCCGATCGAGGGCGTCTTCGATCTCGACCCGCATGACGGCGGGCCATCGCTTCATCGAGATGAAGCCGGCCTGATGACTCGTTCGGTATGACGATGACCAGCCCGAGATCACGAAGTTGCGATCGTCCGCGGACTCTGGAGGGCGATAGGCGGTCATCCGAACAGCTCCTTGTCTTCCTTGCGGTCGTGCTCTTCCCACGCCGCGTCGCGCTTGGCTTGCCACTCGGCCATCGACATGCCCTCGCCGAGCTCGCGCGTGGACATCCATGTCGGCCGCTCCTGCGCGTCGCTCTTGCCGCGCGCAACCTCGCCGCGCTTCACCCAGCCGCGCACCGACGACGGGCGCCATGGCGACACGCGTGCGCAGGCCGGCGGGACGAACTTCGTTTCGTCGACGCCGCGATACGCATCAGCCGTCGCAGGACAGTAGGTGCTCTCCGGCGGATCGCCGTTCGCCTCGCGCTGCACCGTCACTGTGAATCGCCCGTGCGTCGGGCACTCGTACTCGGCGACGACCAGGCCGCCGGCGCCGCGGGTCTTTACGATGTAGGTCATCGGTATGGTCCATCCTGAGGAGCGGGCTTGAGCGCTGCTTCGATTTCGCGGCGAGCAATGGCCTCCCACCCGGGCAGCTCGAACATCACGGAATCGAGCTCGAGCCATCGATCGATGAACTCGAGACGGATGCAGTCCAAGCGCGCGACGTACCACGCTGGTCGCGCGCTTGGAC